CATCTACTATGGCTGGCTGGATGGCAATAGTCTAGGCGGTGTGGTGCGTGGGCAGAACGGAACAACGGCTGCAGCGCATACGTCTGGCGCAATCGTTTACAACCCCAACCTGCCGGCCATCACAGTGTGGCCCACGCCGGACAACTCGCAGACTTATCAGTTCGTGTACTGGCGCATGAGGCGCGTGCAGGACGCCGGCAACGGCATTGAAACTGCAGACATGAACTTCCGATTCCTGCCGTGCGTTGTGGCTGGCCTTGCGTACTACATCGCGATGAAAGTGCCGGAGCTGATGTCTCGGCTTGATATGCTGAAAGCCGCGTACGACGAACAGTTCAACTTGGCGGCAGGTGAAGACCGTGAGAAGGCCGCTGTTCGTCTCGTGCCGCGACGGGCCTTCATCGGTGGAGTGATGTAGTGGGTAATCGGTTTGCCAGCGGCAAGAAGGCTATTGCGATCTGCGATCGCTGTGGCCTGCGCTTCCGCCTGCGCGACCTTCGCACGCTGATTGTCAAAACCAAACCTGTCAATGTGCTAGTGTGCCGGGAGTGCTGGGACCCAGATCACCCCCAGTTGCAGTTGGGTATGTATCCTGTAGACGACCCGCAGGCTTTGCGGAATCCTCGCAGGGACACAACGTACGTGACCGCCGGCGTGAATGCTGACGGCAACCTGACTGGCGGCTCGCGCGAGATTCAGTGGGGCTGGAACCCTGTGGGTGGAGCAAGTGCAAATGATGCGGGGCTGACGCCGAATTACTTGGTGGCGGTCACGTCTGTTGGTACAGTAACGGTAGTGACGACTTAGGAGCGATCATGGACGCCAAGAAAGCGGTGCATAAGCATGAAGCTAACATGCACCCGGGCAAGAAGCCCACCAAGTTTGCCAAGGGCGGCAAAACCAATCTGCAGATGAAGCAAATGGGGCGTAACCTTGCAAAGGTTGCGAACCAGCAGAAGCCGATGCGGCGGGCCCGCATGACTGGGGTTTAAGATGAAAAAAGACTCCAACCAGACGAAGCCAGCTCCCAAAGTAGACCTGAAGAACTCGGGGTATCCGGAGAAAAACGTCAAGACTACGGGCATCAAAATCCGTGGGACTGGTGCTGCGACTAAGGGCGTGATGGCCCGTGGGCCGATGGCGTAATCATGCAGTACACTGAGTTGGCAACCAATGTTGCGAACATCGTTGAGAATACTTTCACCGATGCTCAGATGGCGCTGTTCGTCCGTCAGGCCGAGCAGATCATCTACAACTCGGTGCAGATCTCCAATCTGCGGAAGAACGTCTCCGGCACCACTACGGCGAATAATCAATACGGGTACGTATACGTATCTGTTAAACAAAGACGCCAACTTCATTCGCGAAGCGTACCCAGTGGCAGGCGCAAGCGCAGCTGGAGTCCCAAGGCACTATGCGATCTTTGGCCCACAAAGCGCAGCGGAGACCGAGCTCTCTTTCTTGCTTGGGCCCACGCCGGATCAGTCGTACTACGTTGAGCTGAACTATTACTATTACCCAGAGTCAATTGTCCAAGGGGCGATAACTGGGTTTGGTGCAATCAGTGGCGGTTCTGGGTACACGCAGGGCGTCTACTTCGGCGTCCCGCTCACTGGCGGATCGGGTTCAGGCGCTACAGCAAGGATCACTGTTTCGGCGGGCGGCGTGGTTACTTCGGCGGTTCTTGAGAACCCCGGTGTCTTCTATGTCGTAGGTGATGTGCTGTCATGCGAAGCGTCAACAATTGGCGTAGGCGGTACAAGTTTTAGCGTGCCGGTAAGTGGCGTAAGCAACCCAGAAGGCACCACGTGGCTGGGCGACAATTTTGACTCGGCGCTCTTGAATGCGACGGTTGTCGAAGCCGCTAGGTTCATGAAAGCCGAAAAAGAGCAGATGGACATGTATGCTCAGCTCTACGGCCAATCACTGGCGCTTCTCAAGAATCTTGGCGACGGCAAGCAGCGTATGGATGCTTATCGTGACGGTCAGGTAAGGAATCCGGTCAAATGATCGTCCAGACCCAGACTACAAGCTTTAAAGCAGAGTTGTATGAGGCTATTCACAACCTGCTAACGGACACGCTGAAGCTTGCGCTTTATACTGCTGAAGCCAATCTCGATGCGTCTACGACTGTCTATACCACGGCAAATGAGATCACGGGTACGGGATACAGCGCAGGTGGAAACGTAGTAACCGGGGTGACAATTAACAGCAGCGGCTACACTGCATGGGTGACGTTCAACAACGTGCTCTGGGTCCCGGCAGCCTTTACCACTCGGTGCGCGCTGCTCTACAATGCCAGCAAAGCCAACCGGTCGATCGTGGTACTGGATTTCGGGTCTGACAAAACCTGCATCAACACATTTACGGTCGAAATGCCGGGTAGCGCGGCTACTACGGCGCTGATCCGCTCTTCCAACTAAGAGGTTTAACATGAGTCTCGAAAAAGCGCGTAGCACCGATACCGTAGCAGCTGCTGTTGTCCGGGGGACGGGCGCGGATGCGGTCGCCACGGCCAAAGGCGCGTTTCTTGTCGAATGTTTCGACAAAGACGGTAACCTGAAGTGGGCAACCGAAAACCACAATCTTGTGGTGAACGTGGGCCTTCAGTACATGGCGGGCGTTGCCCTCACCAGCACTACGCAACTTACGTCGTGGTACATTGGCCTGTATGGGTCGGGCGCCTCTAACACCCCCGCTGCAACGGATACTTTGGCGTCCCACGCTGGCTGGACGGAAATTAACCCGTACAGTGGCAACCGCCCCGCTGCAACGTTTGCTGCGGCAACCGCTGCTAATCCGTCGGTTGTTACCAATAGCGCTAGCAAGGCAACGTTTGCGATCAATGCTACGGCCACTGTTGGCGGGGCTTTTTTGGCTTCAGCCGCATCTGGCACGACCGGTACGCTATTTTCGGCGGCGGACTTCCAAGCGCCCGGCGATCGCTCTGTTGTCAACGGTGATACGCTGACGGTTACCTACACGTTCTCCCTATCCGCGTAATGGCGGGGTGAGGCCCCACAATGGCTTTTGTAGTCGCAGACCGCGTACAAGAGACAACGACGACCACGGGGACTGGCGCTGTAACGCTGGCGGGGGCCGCTACGGGGTTTCAGTCGTTCTCCGCTGTTGGGAACGGCAACTCCACCGTTTACTGTATCGCGGATCAATCCGGCTCTAACTGGGAAGTTGGAGTCGGTACGTATACCTCGTCCGGTACTACGCTATCGCGTGACGTTGTGCTGTCCTCAAGCAACGCCGGCAGTCTGGTCAACTTCAGTGCTGGGGTCAAAAACGTCTTTGTGACGTATCCAGCGTCCACGACGGCTATTGCTAGTCGGTTCACGTGGTTCTTGTCGTAAGGGAACATTATGTCCACGCTCGTCCTAGACTCAACCACAAAGACCATCACGGCGGTCATGTCGGGCGCAGCGGCTACGACCAACCCGGATTTCACCGCCGCCTACGCCGACTCCACAACCAGCAGCCTTGTTGAAGGCGCCAATGATGGGGCGCTGAATGGGACCACGTCCGTTACGCTGGTGTCCGCGCCTGCGGCGTCTACGCGGCGGGTGATCAAGTCGCTTACGATCCAGAACCGCGACACGGCGTCCGTCACCGTTACGATCATCTACGACAACAACGGGACTCAGCGCCAGTTAGCCAAGGTAACTCTTGCGGTCAATGACACGTGGACGACGGACGGCACATTCAACGCTATGGGGAGTTTGAAGTCGGCGCTGGGTGTGGTTGACTTGACCACGCAGGTCACAGGCATTCTACCCATAGCCAACGGCGGCACCGGCATCTCTTCTCTTGGAACCGGCGTACAAACTGCGCTAGGGCAGAACGTTACTGGTTCTGGCGGAATTGTCCTTGCGTCTTCTCCGGCGCTCACGACCCCCAATCTTGGCACCCCCTCTGCCGCGACCCTGACCAATGCAACTGGTCTCCCGGTATCCACCGGAGTCTCAGGGCTTGGAACCAGCGTAGCCACTGCGTTGGGCGTCAATGTTGGCTCGTCGGGTGCGGTGGTTGTCAATGGCGGTGTCCTCGGT